CCAACATAGACTCTCTCTCTTGTCAATCACCATAGACTATAGTGACTATTCAGTTGAGTGATGGCTGCAAAGCTTGACAGGCTGTATAGCTGTATGCTAGAGATTCTGTAGGGACGGGGGAGGGGCTGGAGTTGCGGAGATTGTTACTGTACCCGCCTAGATACAAAAAAGGGTCAATATAGACTATAACATCAACCAGGCTAATAGCAATAGACTATAGAGCTATGCTGTTGATAACTAAGGAGAATGGTGGAGCGACTGCGGAGACTGAAGGACTGCTGAAATCCGCTAGAGAAAGGACAAGGCTGTGTAGTCTGAACAGGGCAACCAGAGGTAATTAACAACTAACTAAAGATAATGCTTGACTTTTGCTTAGAAATGTGCTAGTATAGACTATATAGTTTAAACAGCCCGCTTTTCAACCTTTTCCAATGCTTCAACCTTTTCAGTAATTACTAACAGTTATCACTTGATGTTTGTTGTTTCAGGTGGAAAAGAGCTGAAACAGTGGA